CCGTTTAGTTCACAAAACTCTTTCTGGTCAGCGTTCAAGACCACTTCATTAACCCCTATTTGTGGCCGGGATGCAGGAACGTTAGTCCCTGAAATACGTGCTAGTCTCTGTGCTTCCGTTTCGGTCACAGGTGGTTTCTCGGTCTTAGGGCCAATTTCGTAACCTCGGTTCCTTAACTCTACTTCCATCTCTCTCATGACAAGTAACGGTCCATCAGGAGAATCTTTCCATCTCGGGTTCTTGTCCAGAACATCAAACCATACCTGGGCATGTTCTGAGCTCTTATCGTTTAGTTGAGGGTATAGATCAATAGCTTTTTGAGCATGCTTGACTTTAGTCGTCTGATCAGCTTCAATGACTTCGTTAGTCTTTATTGATGCACGTTCAGTGGCTAATGCTGCTGCAATAGAACTATCGACTATCTTCTTGATACCAGCTTGTGCGTCTTCCTGTAAAAGCTTTTCCATATCTTTAGGATCTGGTTCTTTTACCTCAGGCGGTTTGTTAATAGTATCCTGCATCTGTTTGATAGTGTTCTCTAATCCCTGGATCTTCCGTTCCTGGTAGAAATACCTGCTATCATCTTTAGCGGTACCAGGTTTCACTACAGGTTTCGGGGTACCTTCAGGATCGGGAACAGTTTCTACTTTCACTGCAGGGTCTGGTCCTACATCAAGTTCCTCTGGAGTGTTCTCATCTTTGACAAGGGGAACTATAAGTTCTCCATCTTTAGTTTCCCTGACCTCAGGCTCAGGTGTGACGTTTGGGTCAACAACTGGGTCCTGGACTGTTTTTTCTGGTGGCATCATGCCCTCCTTAGTATTTTGGGTTCTCCGCACTATCTTGCGGGCCATCTTTTAATTGTTTCTTGAACTTCACGAGTTCACTAAATAGTTCTTCTACACCATCGATCTTGCCTTGTGTGAAAGCCGCCTTACTTAAACTTTCAGGTGTTCCTGTTCTAAGAAACCTTGCTTTCACCTGTTGCCTGGCTTGCTCCTGCTTGCTGTGCAGGGTTTGAAATATTGGCCATCCCGGATGGGACTCCAGTTCCACCAGAAGCGCCAGAGTTTCCTGCTTGCTGTCCTGCATTCTGTCCTCCCTTTTGCTGGCCTTGCATAGCCATCATGTTCTGTAACATCATCAAATGTTCTTGTATATGGTTATTGTTAAACGCGACGATCTGTTCTGCCATGGCAGGGTTATCTGTTGCGATAAAAGATAATGCCTGTGATTTAGGTAACAACTGGTGTTTTGTTATATGCTGGATATGGTTCTCAGTCATCATAGCTTTTACTTGAGTGAAATCCCCTTGGATCATTAAAGTGTTCTCGTCTTCAGGGGAATCGAAATCTTTCAGTTCAGGTGCCGGGCCTAACCGTTCACCAGGATCTTCACCATAAGCTTTTAACCATTTCGCTGTTGATATGTACAACTTAATAGGGTCACTGGCAACAAGAGGGTTGTTTAATAACGTCTGGTAGACGAGGTCTTGTAGTTGTCTCTCTATTTCTTTAGACCCTAAAGAAGGGTCTCCTAAGATGTACGCGTCAAGTTCGCCTTGTAACCCTTCACGGCGTAACTCGTTATCACCGAACACAGGGTCTCCGTCTTCTCCTAAAACGCGGGATTCCATACCGTCCGGTAAGTTTTTCTGTACAAGGTCAAGGTCGATCTTAAGGATACGTGATGCGCCTTCCTTTAAACGTTGTGCTGGTAAACTGAACCGTTGTGCTGCTGCACCGACTATAGCGTTTGTACGTGTTGCTGTGCCGGAACCGCCGACTATCTCGCTTTCTTTACCCATGACGTATGAGGAGGCACCGGTTAATCGTTCGATGAATTCCAACACTGTCCGTATCGCTACCAGTAAGCGTTCAGTGGCTATCTGGAAGTCAGGGTAGAAGATGTTGTTACGCGGGTCAGGTACAGGGATAAGTTTGTTTGGTGCTATTGTGATAGTAGCCGGGTTGAGTTCTCCCATGGGATCGTAGAAGCCCGGTCTTAAGACTGATAAAGTGTTTGCGTCTGTCATCTGGTTGAATATAGCGTCTATCTCATCAGCTAATGGTTTGACTTCTTCTAAGATCCCAAGACCGTCAAACTCGTCTAGTCTGTCGATATAGTCGTTGAACTTTGTGCAGTCGATAGGACGTTTCCCGCTATATGTCAGGTCACGTACTTCTATACCGCCAAGGTATATCTGGTTAATAGGGTCTACCAGTACACGTAGATCTTCAAAGATACCGTCACGGTCGATATCCATACTGACGTACTGTTTCAAGACCTGTACAGGTGTGTTTCTTAGTTTGACTTCTACCATCGTATCTTTATCTTTACCGTCGAGGTTCTGGAACTCGTTCTCGATAGATTCAAGTAACACTTTCCTTAGTTTTGTTGTGACGTTGATCGCTGTCCCTACAGTTTCCATACGTTCAAGGTCTGAGTATAAGTAACTCATCTTGATGATCACCGGGCCGTCTTGAAGCGAGGTCTGTCCTTCCTGAAGATATACGTCTTCTTTTTTAATAATAGTGAACTTGGATCTTTCTTCAACACGTAACACTTTTTCTACATCAACAGCTGGTCGGCCGTCTTTATCGAAAACAGGGTTGCCGAACTCCCCCACAACAGGGGTCTCTTGCCGTTTACCGGTATCGTATTTCTTGATGTCCCAGGTGCCTTCACAAAAGATGTCGCCCATAGCGGTAACACTTTTTACCCAGGGGTTGAAGAACTGGGACCGTTTACACCATACTTTTTCCCACCAGTACATCAACTTGGTGATCCGTTCAGCTAACTCTTTATCGTTCTTCTCGGTGGCTTTAAACGTGTTGAGGTCTTCGTTCCATACGGCAGGGTATAACCGGGCGTGTAACATCTCGGAAATAGCCATGCCGATACGCATCGATCTGTTAGAACAGTATTGCCAAGGGATAGTCTTGGGGTCACGTATACCGTACCACATGTTACGTAACTGTCTGAGGCGTTCGTCAAACCCTACATCCTCACCTTTATCGCTGCGCCAGTATATGAGTTTACGGCGTGCTTCTTCAGAACTGGAGAGGTTCTGGATAGATGTCTGGACGATGATGTCTTGTAACTGAGGTGATACCTTGATCTGTGTGCTTGTTACTTTAGGCATTACTAGTACCTCTACACGGCATATGCGCCCTCCTTGTTCTTGACTAAGGTGACTACCTCAGCTTTTAGTTTCTTTACATGATCTTTTACTTCTTTATCTGACATATCGGAGTATTGGTTGATCTGTGTGTTAAACGTGTTGCCGATAGAAATACCGCCGCCTTCCATCTCAGTACGTGCGTGCGCTAAACACCGTAATGATGTGTTGATGCTGGCTGAAGGATCTTTAATGTCATGACAGGAGTTGTATGCGTCTTCTGCACGTTCAAGGCGTACTCTCTTGTTCGCTATAGGGACATCGTGTACAGCAGCAAGGTATTTACCTTGTTCCTGAGCGATGATATCTTTATATACAGTCTTGAAATAAGCAACAGTGGTGGTGGTCATGATGTGACCTGTTAGGTTTGTCTTGTACCTTTCGTTAACAGCTTTTGCTACTTCCTGAGGATTAACAAATTCACTTATTAGTTTTATAGCAAATGCTTTTACAGGTTTACTCCACCGGCGTTCTTTCTTGAGAGGTTTTATGTGAGCAAGTCTGTCTATTTCTTTCTTCTTAGCCATTAGTAGTATGCTCCCGCTAGTTCCGGTTCATAGATGGCCGGTTGATGGTATTTAGGGTTGTCGATACAAAGGTACCGGATAGTGTCTGCACCGTGGGTGTCTTTCTGTTTCACACTCTCTTTAGGGTCACGGTCAATGCCAACACGGTTCTCTTCGTATTGTAAGTTCCGTACTGATCTTATTGTTATTGGTACTCTGTCCCTTACGAAATATAGTTTAGGGCGGTTGTTTATATCGATGGGGAGGTTCCGGTTGAAATGTAATAGTTCACGAACCCTTTGTCTGCCGACATCAACGTTATCGTTGGCGGCGTAGAACGGTGTACCGAAACTGGCTAGTTCACGGATGATGGTGATCTTGCTGCCTGCTTTA